ACCGGCAAGAAGATCATGGTCAAGGGCAAGGAGTTTGCGGAGGGGATGGCGGTCTGTCCTGTCCTAACAGGCCGCAGCGTAGCAAATGGCGCGTTGATGAATAAATCCTGCGATGCGCCTCCCGGCAAGGTCTGGTCATTGTTCTCTACCGTGACAGAAGCCCCGCAAGCCCCCACATGGGCCGTGGCTCCGTTGGTTCACCGGACTTTTGTCTTGAGCAAGACAGAAGGCATGAGCAATATGTGGAGTTTCATCTGCGACAAACAAGCGAAGAAGACCAACAACGTACAGCTTGCGTCCTGCTACGGCCCGATCAACGAATCGCCCTTTACAAATGGACATATCAAGCCGGGTACTACAATAATTACCGATGCTCCAGTTGGAGTATTGAATCCCGTAGGTGGAAACTTCTAGGAGACTATTATGGGCTTTCTCAGGAAACGGTTTGGCGAACCCTCGACGCTTGCTGGTCTGGGGATTCTGTTTGCGGTTGGCATCCCGATGGTTCCTCCGCAGTATCAAATGCTGGCGCAAGGGCTGGCAGCGGCTCTGGGTCTGGGTGCGGCTGGACGGGCAGATCCGAGCAACAAGTGAAAGAGAAAACGCTGATCGTCGTAATCGGGATGGTTAGCGTGACTCTTTGCTTGATCTTGTTGTCTATGGTTGCGGTGATGTGCGCTGGGTTGTTTGACCCTGTTGTGGATAACTCCGAGATATTCAAGCTGATAGGCCCAGCCTTTCAAACCATCGTTGGCGGGTTTATTGGATTGTTAGCGGGAATACAGGTCAATCAAAATGAACCTAAGTGAGCATTTCACCTTTGCGGAATTAACGGCTACCGACCACCGGACACTCGACAACACTCCAGACGCAGACGCATTAGCCAATCTGCACCGGCTGGCGGAGTTTCTGGAGCGGGTCAGGGAGGTTCTGGGCGATAAAATGGTGATGATTACGTCTGGATATCGGTCAGCCGCAGTTAATGCAGCCTGTGGAAGCCGCGAGAGCAGCCAGCATCGCGTTGGTTGCGCGGCTGATGTCAGAGTACCGGGGATGACTCCAGACGCGGTGGTGAGGGCTGTGCGAGCCTCTGGGCTGGCCTATGATCAACTTATCCGCGAGTTCGATAGCTGGACGCACATCAGCATCCCCAACCTGGCTACAGCGGCCCCGCGCAAGATGGCGCTGATTATCGACAAACAAGGAACAAGGCTATTTCCCGCTGATCTGGCGTAAAAAAATGGCGGCTGACCTGTGCAAGGCAGCCGCCAAAAAACGCTGCGGGTGATAGGAGCAGATCCCGCAACGTCAAATCAATGCAATCCAAACGCTGGCAACTAGGCACAAAACAAACAACGTCCAGAGCGCCCAATCGGGCCACGGTTTCACGCGGCGCTCTCCTTTGCAATAGGAACCATCAGCCGAACAATTCCATTAACTTGATAGGCGCGTTCATGCTCTGATCCGGCATCTTCCCATTTGTTTTTGGGCGCAGAATATGGATGTACAACGACTCTAATTTATTGAGCATTTCCGGCTTGCATGGGATATACGCCACCGAATCGAACGTCTTTAATGCACGATGTTCCTGCACTCGGTTCATCACCTGAACGGATTGCCCAACGTAGACAACTTCCCCACAAGAGACAAGAAAGTAAACGCCGGAACTTTCCTCTATTGGCTTTGCTGCTGCCGATATTTCTTCATGACGCAGCAATGAAGCGCCGGTTAGGGCGATTGACTTTGCAGCGTAAGCCTTATGTTTTTCTAGCGCCGCGAGTTCTTCTTTTGCCTTTTTGATCCTCTCTGTGTAGTCTCCAAAAATCAAAGCGCCTTGCTCGTTCTGAGTTTTTTTCTCACGCCTTTTTCTAACCCAAGGGGCTTCAATTTCTCCTGTTTTTACCTTCCTACGCCATTCGGCAGCGCCAGCTATAGCGGCTGGGTTTGTCACTTATCGCTCTCCTCGCGTATGGTGGCGACACACATGACGATGGCGCGGTTTAAGTCTGGGTCGCATCCTCCGCCGTTTTCATGCACCACCATCCAGTTCGGCTGACCGATATACGGCGCTTCTATGTCAGGGCTGAACCGCTTGACCAGCGCCATCGCCTGAGCATCGTCGTGCAGGGGGTCGTACTTCGGCTTCCACCCGACAGTAGTATCTGTGGCGAATGCAGCCAGAAGCATGGCCTCCTCCCTTAGCCCCATCGCCTCCGCGCACAGCCGGGTAGCGGTCAAGTCGTCCATATCGTTCTCGTTCAGGGTGGGGGCCATGTCAGTACAGATTCTCACTTAACAGCCGCCCTTCATCGCCACCACAGCGCCGAAGGATTTGTCCAGCGGTTAGCGCGACAATCCACGCTTCCTCACGGGTCAGGAATGCCCCCTTCTGGTCAACGAAACCCTGCTCCCATCCGTCTTTGCTGGTGCCACGGCAGATCGAATCCCAATGGCGTGGGCCGCAGATGATCGTGTCTCGACGGCGTAACGCCGCACACACCACTCGGCGCGGCACATCGATCTTATCCAGAGTCGCAGCATCGGGGCGCTTTTGTTCGGGTTGGTCGTAAGGCCAGACGTTAGGTCTCATGATTTCTCCTGTTGCTGTTGTGTGGTGTGGTGGCGCTTCCCATATCCGTACCCCAAATAAAAGCCCCAAATCAAACAAAAAACCTGCGAGGTAAGGAGCGCCCAAAAGTTAGGATCGGTTAGCACTTAGGTTTCCCCCCTGCGTCAGGGCGGCGCGTGGCGCAGGTTTTTTCATGCAACACGCGTCCCGCCGCGCAGGTGCAGACGTAATGCCCTGCGCTGAGACTTGCTCTTGCCTCGATTTCGCCGTCGCAGTCATGCGCCCACCCATCACGACCAAGTGCCTTAAGTCTCTCTTGCAGGTACTCGTACCCCCATTTCCACGCAGCAGCCTGCGCTGCCGTTGCGGATGGGGCGCACGGCATTGAGGTCGCCGCCCGCAGCTTCTCCAGCATCTCGTCACGCTCAACAACCGCCATCTGCCTCGCTTTCTCTGCGCGTTCAGCCCGTCCCAAAAACTGCGGGAGGAGGCGCTGCTTGAGGTCGGCAAGTTCTTCCACAGCGGAACACGCCCCCGGTGTCGGGCATCCGCGAGGCTCCGCGATCTCCGACGGCAGCGCAGCCAGAGCAGCATCAATCGTGTTGATGTATGTGCTGAGCATAGAGTCGTAGCCCCGCACCTCCTCGCCTCCGTCAATGTGTTCCAGCAGCCAGCCCCGGATATCTTCCAGATCAAGCCGCAAGGGTTCCCGTGGGGCAGGGGGGCTCATGCCGCCACCCTCAACGGAGGGCAAGGCAAATGCTGCCAATGGGTCACTTTCGCTTCCATCGGGTCGCCGCTCACATAGAGCCATTGGTCGCCGTCTACATATCCTGTCCAGACCTCGCCATCGTCCAACGCGATCAAGACCGTGGTTTCGTCGTCCAATAGCTGCACCGCCGCGTCAAACCAGATCGTTTTTGTTTCCATCATTTTTTCCCTTTTTTCAAAACTTTCGGAGTCCAGGTAAAGACCTCCGGTAGCGGCTCCTTGAGTTTCGGAACCCTGTTTTCGGGATGCAAAACCCATCTGTTGTCGAGCCATTCAATGGCTGCTTGCAGTTTCTCGGCTTGTGTCATTTCGTCACCTAAAACGGAATTTCTTCATCAACGGGGTGCGACACAGCAGGACGCGCCAAAACAACAGGCTGAGAAGCCTTTGCAATCTCAATCACCTTGGCCTGAAATGCTGCGTTTGCCCAAACGTGGTTCCAGTATTTCCCTGTCTGCTCAATTTTGCGCGATGGGAAGCTGACGAATTCGCCTTTGCTGGACTCGACTAGGCGGCATCCTTTGATGGAGAGAAACGCCTCTTTGCCTTCCGCAGAAGCCAAATCGAGGTTGAACTGCTTATCATGCCAAATGACTGAGATGTGCATTTTTAGCCCTTTTTGAGTTGAGATAACATTTTGTCCACGGAGTCCAAAAAGGCGATCACCGCGGTTTCCAGTTCAAGAATTCGCGCTGGATCGCGCTTGAAGCGAACGATAAACAGTTGCAGATGCTCAGGCAAATCGGGCCTGAAACTGACGAAATCGCACCAATCTCGATTCGTACACGACATTTGCCACATCATCTGGTTTTTATACCCCACCGGGACAATTCCGGCGATTAGGTAAGCCAGATGGGTAGCGACCTTCGGGCATTTGATCTCTACCAAGCCAGAATTGCCCACCAGACCGTCTGGGGACGCGCCAGCGCGTTCGATAGTCGGGTGCTGACAAAACCCTACCTCGTCCACCGAAAACCCAGTCTCGGCTTCGTAGGCGCTTCGGGCGAGGGGTTCCATTTCCGTCCCGAACTGCATGGCGGCGTTGGTATAGTCCGATCCCTGCGTCTTGCCGGTCAGGATCTCCGCGACAAGCTGCGCCTGGTAATCCCGGTAGCCAGCCGTTTCCGGCTTCGCTAGGACCGCAGAAACCATGCTGGCTGTGACTTTGCCGGCGCGTTCCGCAAGCCACTCTGGGCTTCCTTGGATGCTCATTGGCTACCCTCAAGGAAGCCCTCGGTGCGCTGAAGAACCTCTTTGCGCTTGTTTTTTGCGTTCGTGAGGGTTGCCATGCCCATCGTGTCCTGCGTGGCTTGTGCGCTCTTGTAGGCAGTTTTGAACACAACTTGCAGATCGTCCATTGACGGGGCGGCAGCAAGGGCCAGCAAGTGCTTGGTGTAATCCGCAGTAGGCTTGGTTGCGCTGGCTGCGTTGCCATCGTCATCCTCGGGCGCAACTCCTACCGCGGCTGACAGGCTGTACCGCCTAGCGTATGTCAGGGCCGAGCCGTATCCCTGAGCGTCTACCTTGCTAACAGGCAGCGACAGGACACCACAGGAGATCCACTCGCCTGAAGCGTGGAGCAAGGTTGTCTCGATCCGCACCTCGTCCTTGTCGCTCGGCTCGACCGTCTGGATGTAGCTTAGTCCGTTAGCAGAGAACGCTGCGCGAATTGCCTCGACCACGCTGGCGAGATCCGCGTACTTCGATTTGAAGAACGGGTTGTTTGAGTCTTTGACTGCCCCCTTCATGGCTCCCTGCGCTTTTGCCAACGCTGCTGCCAAACCCGCAATGCTTTCGCTTTTGTTCATTTGTCGCCCCAAATTAGGATTGAAAAACATATCACCGCGCCGATGGCGCAGGCGTAGCTGCAAATCTCGCTGATGCTCATTCGTCCTCCGAGGCGCGTTCGTTTGCGAGGTCTTGCACCATGCCGGAGTCTTTCAAGTGCGTGAGCAGAATCGCTTCGACCGAGGCGCGTTCGCGTTTAATGCGCCTTTCTAAGGCTTCGCTGTTGTCGCTAATAGAGCAGAGGTACATCTCCCAGGCGTAGCTGGGATCGCGGTTCTCCATCAGATAATCGTAAAGGTCAAACTGGGCGCGGCCTTTCTTGGGCCATTGACCGTACTCGAGGACGCATTCAACGACCTCCTCAAGCGCCAACTCCAACTCTCTTTCCGTCAACTCGCGGCGCGTGTCCTCGTCCCCGTGTGCTTCGTTTTGTGTGCTCATTTTGTTGCTCCGGTTGTTTGCTTTGATGACCCATAGTAATTCAACTTATCTTGTCAGTCAACTCTTTTTGACAAATAGTTTTCAAGGGTATATTGTGCTCACATGAAAACACTTGACGCGGTGCAACATTTTGGGAGTCGGCGAGCGATTGCTGACGTTCTGGGAATCAGCAGGCAAGCTGTCTACGCTTGGGGGACGGTCGTTGCACGAGGTGCAGCGTACCGACTCCAGGTGATGACCGCGGGGAAGCTGGTGGTGGATGAGGCTAAGTACAAGCGGAGGAAAAAGTGAATGAGCTGGCTCTTTTCGCAGGCGCTGGTGGAGGAATTCTCGGAGGGCATCTCCTTGGATGGCAAACCGTCTGCGCTGTTGAGTGGGAACCTTATCCCGCAAGCGTACTGTGCGCCAGACAAAACGAAGGCGTTCTCCCGCCTTTCCCGATTTGGGATGACGTTTGCACCTTTGACGGCAAACCGTGGCGAGGAATTGTTGACGTTGTATCTGGCGGGTTTCCCTGCCAAGACATCAGTTCCGCTGGGGGGGGGGGGGGAATCACCGGCAGCAGATCAGGACTTTGGAAAGAAATGGTTCGGATTATTGGGGAAGTACGACCCCAGTACGCATTCATTGAAAACAGCCCAATGCTCACTATTCGAGGACTTGAAACCGTCCTCTGTGACCTTGCCGCGATGGGGTTTGATGCGAACTGGGGAGTTGTATCAGCGGCAGACGTTGGTGCGCCACATCTTAGAGAACGCATCTGGATTGTGGCCTACGCCGACAGCGCACAACGCGAAGGAAACGAATGCTCCGAGCGAAGCATTCAGGCACGAGCCAACATTAGCGAGCCGAGTTGGTGGTCATCTGAACCCAACATGGGTCGAGTGGCTCATGGGGTGGCCTGTAGGGTGGACAGACTTAAATCCATTGGCAATGGACAAGTTCCCGCTGTGGCAGCGACAGCATTCCGACTTTTGAGCGAGGGTTTATGAGCAACGACGAGTTGAAGGTGCTGGAGCAGGAATACAACGACATGGCAGAGGAAGGCCGCGCCATGTGGGAGGATCTCGAAGGCTATGTGGTGCGGATGAAGGAGATCCGAAAAATCATTGACGCAGAGAAGCCGGGTTGCTACGACGAGATTGTGCTGCTCTTTGGCGGCAAGCTGGATCTCGACCTTAAATAGTTGTTGCTTTGTTTTGTGTTCTTGGTTTATGCTAATAATTAACCAACAACGGAGGCAATTATGGAAGCGAAGCGACTTGCAGCTGCAACGAACGGAGAAAAGTATTTCTTTGGATCTGAGTGCAGGAATTGCGGGACGACCAAAAGGACGACGATCAATAACACCTGCATTGCCTGTTCAAACAATCGAGCAAGAATCTCAATGTCAAAGCAAAGGGAACAAATTAAACGGTTGATGAGTGAAGCAAAGTCCGAGGAGTAGCCATGTTTTACTATCAGCATCACATCGGCGACTACCGGCGCGACACAGGGCATTTAACCCTGCTAGAGCATGGCATTTATCGCCAATTGCTCGACCACTATTACATCAGCGAAAAACCACTTGATGCCAACGCAATGCGATTGGTATGCGTTCGCACTACGGACGAATGCGAGGCGTATGCCAGAGTGCTTGCCGATTTCTTCGTTGAGCGCGATGGAGCCTATTTTCATAAGCGTTGTGACCATGAAATCGACAAATTCAAGGGCAAATCAGCCAAAGCGATGACCAGCGCGAAGGCGAGATGGAATAAAAACAACGACTTATGTATTGATGCGAACGCATTGCCAACGCATACCGAAGGCAATGCTAACCAATTAACCAATAAACCAATAAACCAACTAACCAATAAAGAAAGTACATCGGACGCTTCGCGCCCGACCCCCGCCCGTAAGAAGGTTCCCTTGCCAAGCGATTTTGCTGTTTCGCCTCGAGTCTCGGCTTGGGCTATCGAAAAAGGCTTTGACCGACTGCCTGACCACCTGGACGCTTTTCGGCGCAAAGCCGAGATGAACGCCTACCGCTACGCCGACTGGGACCTCGCTTTCATGGAGGCGGTTCGGGAGGATTGGGCAAAGCTGCGCGGGAACGGTAGGGGGAGCCCAGCACCTGTCGCTGTGCCTGACGGCTCAATTACTTGTGAATCCTGCGGTGTCAGAACGCGGAGTTTTACTGGCAGAAAGTGTGATCCTTGCTGGCGGGGTGTGGTTAATCCTCGGGTGGCGGCATGAACCCCGCCGTGGCCCTGCTCCGCAACCAAGACCCTGAACCCCGCCGACAGTTGATTGATTGCGCTCACGCGAACTGCATGAGCCATGCAATCTGCAAGGTCAAGCGTAAGCAGGGGTGGGCGAACCTGTGCGATTTTCACTACGCGAACGACAACGCGGATTCCTCTTACGACTATTGCGCCAGGCACGGACTTACGACCACCGAGGCGAAGATCGCCCACACCAAGGCGATGCTGACGATGCAAAAGGACTACCGCGGCTGGATGAAAGCTCCGAAGTCGGATCTGGCTCAGGAGTTTGCAGACAGGATTCTGGGACGAGTTTTTGTGCGTGAGCGAGTACCTGGCGAGGACGACGAACCGATGGAGATCACGATATGACAAAGGAAGAACTTCGCGCTGCCGCCCCGCAATCGGCGGCTTTTGTGGACGAGATGCGGGAATTATTTGGCCCAGATCTCCGCGTCCTGCGGATTGTCGAAGGTAAGGTCAACATCGACAAACGCCCAGCGTGGATGAAAGGCGAGAAGAAATGATTGTGGATCTAACCGCGTTTGATCTGCAATTCATTGCGCTGTATTCGGAAAGAATTGCTTGGTGGAAACATCTCAACAAAACGCAGAGCAAAAAATACGACACAACCAAAACAGAGTTTGCATTGCACTACATCGGGGCGATGGGTGAATTTGCGGTTAAAAAAGTTACAGGATGCCCGTTGTCGATGCAAATCATGCGCGGCGGCGATCCGCGTCCCGACACAGTAATTGCAGGAAAAACGGTACAAATTAAAACGCATAGTTACACCGGCAAAAATCTGGAGTTTTTTTTAGACGATATGGAAGCCTTCAATTCCGAAATATTTATAGGGGTGCAAGTCCTTTCTCCGGTTCAGCTTCAAATTCACGGCTACATCGAAAAAGACAAATTCCAAAAAGTCGCCACGAAAAAAAGCTACGGATATGGCGACCGTCTGATGATTTCTGCAACCTTGCTAACCCCTTTGGAGCAATTGACATGACTTGCCCTGTCTGCGAAGAAA